ATGCCATCACTAGAGAACATCAAAGTACAATTGAAATTTTAAAGAAAGAGAAAGATTTAGTCAGGGATCAAACACAAATAGATAAATTAGAATCAGACAAAGTTTATTCCACAAATATAACATTACTTCAAAACATTAAGACTCTACAGGATGTTGAAAAGGAACATAAGAAGTATGTTGGAAATTTATTAAAAGAATTAGATTCTAAAGATGAAAAGATTCAAGCCCTCCTAAGTAAAGATCAACTTAAGTTAAGAAAACTAGGAATCTTTTGAACATCTTTACCAAGTACTCCATAGATGAAATAAAGCTATTGAGAACAGTAGTAAAGAATGTACATTTGAAACATTATCCTAAGGACAAGAAAACAGATAAGGAGGCAGATAGGATACTAGAAACAATTACTCCTGAAACATTGGAGAAGTTGCACAAGCTAGCAGTCGATTATGGGATCACTAACTTATAAGCCCAATGGAGAAATCCTAAAAAAATTTTTAAAAGATCATAGTTTCTTTAGAGGACTAAGAGGTCCAGTAGGAAGTGGTAAGTCGGTAGCGTGTTGCATAGAAATTATAAGACGAGCTTTAATTCAAAAGCCAGCCCTTGATGGTAAACGTAAATCAAGATGGGCGGTTATTCGTAATACCAATCCTCAATTAAAAACAACAACAATTAAAACTTGGCTAGACTGGTTTCCTGAAAATGAATGGGGAACTTTTATTTGGTCTGTCCCTTATACTCATAAGATAGCAAAAGGGGATTTAGAACTCGAAGTTATTTTTCTAGCCCTTGATAGACCTGAAGATGTAAAAAAATTACTCTCTCTCGAACTGACAGGGGTATGGATTAATGAAGCACGAGAAATTCCTAAATCAATTATTGATGCGTGTTCAATGCGGGTAGGGCGTTATCCCAGTATGAGAGATGGTGGTGCATCTTGGTATGGTGTGATATGTGATACCAATCCTCCTGATACAGATCATTGGTGGTCTATCTTAGCAGGAGAAACTATTATTCCTGATTACATTACTAAGCAAGAAGCTAAGATGTTAATTAAACCTGACAACTGGAAATTCTTTAATCAACCTCCTGCGATGTTAGAAGAAAGAAATTCATCAAAAGAAATTGAGGGGTATGGTCTTAATAAAGATGCTGAGAATCAAAAGAACTTAACTCCCAACTACTATAAGAATATTGTAAGAGGTAAGACAAAATCTTGGATTGATGTTTATGTTTTAAATAAACTAGGACAAATTGAAGATGGTAAACCTGTTTATGAATCCTTTAGATCAGATGTTCACGTTGCCAAAGGAGATGTCGCAGTAGCCGATGGTGTTCCTATTTTTATAGGAATGGACTTTGGTTTAACACCAGCTTGTATTTTTGCACAAAGAATTAGAGGAAGATGGGTTGTGATTGATGAATTAGTTGCTGAAGATATGGGGATTGTAAACTTTTCTGTAATACTTAAACAACATATGTCAACCTTTTTACCAAGGGAATTTTATATATATGGCGATCCTGCGGGGGATCATAGAGTACAAACAGATGAAAGTACACCTTTTCAAATCCTTAGAGGTAAAGGAATTTCTGCTCGACCTGCTCCCTCAAATGATGTAACACTTAGATTGGAATCAGTTAATTCTGTTTTATCAAGAATGATAGATGGGGAAAGTGGATTATTAATTGATCCCAAATGTAATAACTTAATTAGAGGATTTAGCGGTGGTTATCACTATAGAAGACTTCAGGTATCAGGAGAACGATATGATGAAAAGCCAAATAAAAATAGGTTCTCCCATATTCACGATGCTCTCCAATATTTATTATTGGGTGCAGGAGAGGGTAGGTCTTTGACATTAGGCAAAAAATTTAATAAACCTATTGTAGCAAAAAGAAATTATAATGTATTTGATGTTAAACCAAAATCAGTTTACGAAAGGAGAAGATAGATGTGCGTAGGTCCATTTAAACCAGACATTCCTGCTCCTCCACCACCACCACCTGAAGCGGAATCGGTAAGACAACAACGAGAAAGACTCCGTAAACAGCAACAAGCTGAAAGAACAAAAACTAAGCAACAACAATATGAAGATAGAGTTGCGGCTTACACAGGTAGAAAAGGTAGACGATCACTTTTGACTGGTAGAAGAGGCGGAGAAGGTTTTGAAATTGCAGGTAATATGAAAAGCAGCTCAACCTTAGGAGCATAATAAATGGTAGTAGAAGTAAAACCACAGGCATCAGCTTCAACAACTGAGAGTCCAGTAAAACAATTACTAAATCGGTATAACCACGCTAAATCCATTAAGGATATGTGGCTTCCCGTATTTGAAGAATGTTATGAGTTTGCTCTACCTCAACGTGAAAGTTTCTTTTCAGAATCTATTGGTAGAAGAAGAACCGATAGAATCTTTGATGAAACTGCAGTAGTTGGTGTACAAGAATTCGCCTCTAGGTTACAAGCAGGTATAGTTCCTAACTATGCAAGATGGGCAGATTTTGTTGCAGGATCAGAAATTCCAAAAGATCAACGAAGAGAAGTTAATTTAGCTTTAGATGAAACAACAGAATATGTTTTTGAAATATTACAAAATTCAAATTTCTCACAAGAGGTTCACGAAACCTTTTTAGATATAGCAGTAGGTACTGGATGTCTTCTTGTTGAAGAGGGCGATGCAGTTCAACCTATTAAGTTCAAAGCAATCCCATTACCTCAAGTCATTTTAGATTCAGGACACGATGATAAGATAGATCACGTTTACCGTAAGCGAATGATTCGTTTCAAAGAATTATTAATTGCTTATCCTAATGGAACACTCTCAGAAACAATGGCGATGGATACTGAAAAGAATCCTGATGCTGAATGTGAAATTGTCGAGATAGTTTATAAAAATTATTACAATACCAAACAAGAAGAATATAAATTTTGTGTTATTGCTCCAATGTATGAACACAAGATAAGTGAAAATACTTTCAAAGGATTAGGTTCTAATCCATACATTGTTTATCGTTGGTCCAAAGTTGCAGGCGAAGTATACGGAAGAGGACCATTACAATTAGCGATGCCAGCAGTTAAAACTTCTAACTTAGTTATAGAGTTAATTCTTGAAAATGCACAAATGGCAATCTCAGGAATGTATCAAGTAGAAGATGATGGTGTAATTAATGTCGATAATATTTCCTTAATTCCCGGGACTATCATTCCGAAAGCGGCTGGCTCTTCAGGACTACAAGCAATCGCACCAGCAGGAAACTTTAATGTATCTGATTTAGTTCTTAGAGATATGAGAACAAATATTAAAAAAGCTTTATACAATGAAATGTTAGGAGTACCGAATGAAAAAACTCCTATGTCTGCAACAGAAGTCGCAGAAAGAATGGCTGACCTTTCAAGACAAATTGGTTCAGCATTCGGAAGACTACAAGCAGAATTAGTTAATCCAGTTTTACAAAGAGTAGTTTATATTCTTAAGAAACAAGGTAGAATTAAAATTCCAGTTATTAATGGTAGAGAAATAAAAATTAAATCTTCTTCTCCATTAGCACAAGCACAACATCAACAAGATGTGGCAACAGTTGATAGATTCTTAGGAATGGTTCAAGCTAGAGTTGGTCCACAGTTATTAAATATTTTAGTCAAGCAAGATGAAGTTGCTAAATATGTTGCTAAGAAATTAGGTGTCCCTGAAGAATTAATTAGATCACCAGAAGAAATGCAGATTGCCGCAGGACAAATGCAACAAATGATGCAACAAGCTCAAGGAGCTGTCGGTGGGGCAGAACAAGCTAATGGAAGCCAAATGGAAACACCACCAACACAAGAAGCAGAACCAATACAAGAAGCAGAACCAGCAATATAGATGATGCCATATGAAAATATATGTACAAATCTATTCTAGTTGTTTCTGATCTTCATATTCCGTATCATCACAAAGATAGTTTCGAGTTTCTAAAAGAAATCAAAAAAGAATTTAAACCTGACTTCATCGTTAATATTGGCGATTCGTTAGACTTTCACGCAATCAATATGCACACACACGATCCTGATTTATTTTCAGCAGGGTATGAATTAAAAGCATCTAAAAAATATATTAAAGAATTAGAATCTATTTTTCCTAAAGTAGTTGAAGTAGATTCAAATCATTCAAGTTTAGTTTATAGAAGAGCATTAAAATATGGAATGAGTCGATCATTCTTAAAAGACTATGCTGAATTTCTTGGAACAAAGAAATGGAAATGGGTAGATGATTTAACTTTAGATTTACCTAATAAACAAAGATGTTTTTTTACTCATGGAAGATCAGCAGATATTTTAAAAGTATCTCAGACAATGGGAATGTCGGCAGTTCAAGGACACTATCATACAAAGTTTCTTATAAGCTACTGGGCTAATCCTGATAATTTATTCTTTGCTATGAATGTGGGATGTTTTATAAATCAAAAATCGCTAGCGTTTCATTACGCAAAGAATTTTCGCACACGCTTTGTCATTGGTTGTGGAATTATCTTGGATGGATTTCCAAGATTATTACCAATGGTTTTAAATAAGAAAGGTAATTGGATAGGTAAACTTAAATGATTATACAATGTAAAGATTATTTCTATAGTCTACTAGAAACTTATGGAGGTAAAATATCTTGCTGGGCTTGGAGTAAAAGATGGAAAGATAAAACAAAAGGTACAGGATATGCCTGATAAAATTAATCCAGCATATTATCAGGCAGGTAAATGTGAATGTGGCAGAACATTACAAACCTATGATTATGTAAAAGACTTACCTTATGCAGATGCAACTGCTATTAAATATATAACACGACATAGGGTAAAAGATGGTGCAACTGATATTAGAAAAGCAATATGGTTCTTAAAGGCGATCTTGAAAGATGAATATAAAAATGATAGTAACATAGGATGAAATCAGAACAACCCAAAACCCTAATAGGTTTGGATAATATGACACGCAGTCCTGATGAAGAAGAGAAACTTAATATGGTATTTCTCGCAACTTTTAATACACCATCTGGTAAAGAAGTCTTAGCATCACTAAGAAAAATTACCATTGAAGCTGTAGCAGGTGGAGAAGTAACAGATAATACTCTTCGACATTTAGAGGGACAAAGATATTTGTTTGGTTTAATTCAACGAAGAATTAATAAAGGATTAAGTCAAACTATAGTAAAGGATAGGAAAAAATAATGGCAGAAGAACAAGTGAAAGAACAACCAAAAGAAGAACCAAAGGAAGAACCTAAAGTTGAACCAAAAGAAGAAACGAAAACAGAACCAACTGTTCAAGAAGCTACTAAAGTTATAGTAGAAAGACCTGAGTATATTCCTGAAAAATTTTGGAATAAAGATACTGGCGAACCTATTTTAGATGAACTAGGTAAGTCTTATAGTAATCTTGAAAAGTTTGTTGGTGGTAAAAAAGAAGAAATGAAGAAGACTGTTGTGGATGAATTACAAATTCAAGCACAACAAAATAGACCTGAAGAAATAAATAAATATGAATTACCTAAACTTCCTGAGGGAATAACCGAAGATATAGTTATAGCCAATCCGATTCACGACTGGTGGAGAACTTATTGTTGGAATAATTCTCAGAACCAAGAGCAATTTCAAGAGGGTGTCAATAAATATGTTGATATGTATTTGGGTAGTCAACCTAATATGGATGATGAAAAAAAGAAGTTAGGAGAGAATGCTGATGCAAGAGTTAATGCAGTTAATAATTGGGCATCTACATTCTTTAGTCAAGAACAATATGATTCGATTGCTGGAACTCTTGGCAAATCAGCCGATGGTATAGAAGCATTAGAAAAAGTTATTGATGCTACTAAACAAAATGTTTCACGTGCAAATCAAGTTAGCCAACCTGAAAGACCATTAACATTAGCAGACGTAAAAGGTATGATGAAAGATAAAAAATATTTCGATTCAAAGGATCGTGATCCAGCTTACGTCAAGAAAGTAGATGAGGCATTTCATAGACTTTATAGATCATAATGTTAATAGTCGAAAAGACTATACCCGATCATTGTTTTTCTTTAGCTCCCAATCTCAAGGCGATAGATCGGTATGAGATAGCAGTATTAGGGTATGATCCAATTCATGCCTTACTACTGCCATTTCGTTATGCAAGACCAAACACCTGTACTTATACAATTTTAACCAAACATACTAACGAAGTTGTTGCAATCTTTGGAGTTATACCTACAAAAACAAATCCTAAAGTTGGATATATTTGGTTCTTATCTTCAAATTTATTAGACAAATACTATCGTTATTTCCTAAGAGGAAACAAAAGATGGTTATCTTATATGGAAGAACACTATGAATATCTTTGTAATTATATCATAGCCGAACACACATTAAGCATTCGATGGTTAAAATGGCAGGGCTTTACTTTTTCAAAAGAAATACTTGTCAAAGGAGTAAAAATGTATTACTTCTATAAGAGATTGCATTGTGCAATCAAATTAGGTACGCAGCCCGTTTTGAGGGAAATCGGTCCATACTGGGCAACCGAATTAAGTCATCAAGGATAACTGTTTTTATTAACAATAACTGACAAGGAGAAAAGTTATGAGTACATCTAT